AGCTCCATCGGCTGAAGCATCTTGATGCCCAAGCCCTTAACGCCGTGATGCTCGCCGTCGCCACGGTCGTAGTACATCGGATGAATGACCTGCTCCCACCGACTGAACCGGCGAAGCTTGCGATACATGAAGTCTTCGCTGTCGCGTTCGTCGATGATTACATGGCTGATCTGACCATCGAATTCCTTGTAGAAAACGTGGCACATCAGCACCACCTCGGAACGTGCGGAAAAAGTGATGTCGTTCGAGCGAAGCTGCTTCTGGAAGAACTCCCAGTCGTACTGAACGCCAGAGCGATACGGCTCGGGCATCGCCGCACGAATGCGCTGGCGGACATAATCGACATCCCAGCCGGAAGCTTTTGCCGCCTTTTCGTCTTGGATCTTCTCGAACAGATCATCCACACCCATGCGCGTGCGGACGCAGGCCACCTTCCAGTCGCTCACGTTTGACTTAGTGCCGTCTGGGACGAGCAGATCCGTCGCCATGATGGCTTTGCAGCGCCAGTTGGTGTTGTCCTCGAAGATCAGCGGACCATCGCCAATAAGGACCATTTCGCGCTGCGAGAGCTGCATGATGTAGTCGAAGTCCTTGTCGAGCTTCTGGAGTCGGTCAAACTCCTCGGTGATGATCTTCGACCATTCCTCCCGCTTATCCATGTCGTTGCCGTACGCGGTACGAATAGTTGTGTAGGTCGGAACCTCGGCGAACACGTCGTAGAAGGCTGACATCGCCAGCGTGAGGAACGCTTCCGACTCACGGAAATTGACGTTGGTGCGGAACGCTTGGTTGTTGCGGCGCAGTTCTGCTGGATTGTACGGAGGATTTCCATCGACCAGACCGCGCAGCTTGGCTCGCGTACTATTACGCAGCTCATCGGCCATGATGAGCTTCTGGAAGATTTCGCGAGCGGATGCCGCGTCGGCTATGCGCGTTTCAGGCGCTTTGCCGTCTTCGTTGATAGTTTCAAGCGGCAGTTGGGCTAAGTTTCCGTACATGGTCGTTTTTTCCAGCAGTGAGCCGGAAGGTTTTCGTTCTCTGTAGCGTCCGAGAATTTATGGAGGGTTTCAATGGGAAACCAAACCATGCTTCTGATAAAGCAACCGCAAAACTCGCAGCTTTGCAGGCTTTCGTCCATCGGAGTACTGCCGTGTTGAGAGAAAGTTTTAACGGCATCCTTCAATACACGGGCGTTGCATCCGGTGCATCCAAGTGGTTTTCGGTTGAATGAACAGGTTGAGCAGATACTTGCGCGCCGATTTGCTTCCGCTTGATCGACCTTGCCACCGCCAACCGTAAGACCGTGGAGAAGACTCATGCTGAACCGGATGACGTCGCCGATCTGAAGCGATTTACGCCCCTCTGGCTTGGGAACATTGACTTCGTCGTAAGAGCAATCAGCACCGTTACGACACGCATATTCGGTGATTAATGTGTCAAGGTTGCTCGGGATTTGAATCGCGTTCGCCGTGTAGTGATTGCGGACAAATTCATGGAGCTGCGCCCACGATCCTCCTGGCACTTCAATCCCAGTCTCGGGAATGCGGTAATGCCATCCGCCGGGGATGACCATGTGTTCGTTCAGAACTTTGTAACCAGTGGTTTTGCTCATGCTTCAATCGTTTCGTCGTAGTAAATTGAATCTGCGTCCTTCACTAGCTTTTCCCACACCTTATCCATCTTCGTGAAGCGCGGCTCTAAAACAGCAGTTTTGCGGACCAGATCAAGCAAGACTACAGCAGCGTCGGCCAAATCAGGTGATTTTCCGGTCCGCTGCTTCATCACGGTCTTGGATTCGACCGATATCTTTCGCTTGGAATCATCGAACATTCGACCGCAGAACTCTTGCAACGTCTCGATATCCATGCCGCCAACCCGCTCCTCGACAACCCATTTACGCATCGAGAACCATAGCTCAGTAACCTTGCGGTCGTAAGCTTCATTGGATGGCCTGCTGTCCTCGTCGCTGACAGGAATGGTTGATGGCGAACCGCCGAACTCAGTGCGATGAATTACACCCCATTCGCGAGTCAAGATGTCGGCCAATCCACCACCTTCACCGCTTGAATCCAGACCAAATTTGTCCGGTGCAACACCGCGCTTGTTGCATTCTTCTTTAACCCGATTGGCTATCTGGTAATGCACCGGCTCCGTTAGCTGAGCGTTGACCGATATGTGGATGATGTCCTGAAAAAGTATGCTGACCTTGTCGTTTGCGGTGCCAACCTTGGCAAAGCGAAGGATACATCTGTCGCCACCAAAGCCCGGATCAAGACCGGCAACGATTTGGACATTGGTCGTAAACACCAAACTTTTTGTAGGTGTGTGCGTCTCGATGAGCGATTCGGACAAGACCGTCTTGACCATGCCGTCCGGCGACCAGAATCCGCGTGTGTACTTCCAGAACGTGGGGCTTTGTTCGCCCTCATGTCGCATAGCCGATAACACCTGATCCTGAGTAATGAGGTACGGATACTTCGTTCGACCTTCGCTGATGTTCGGCGACTTCATGCCGTCAAAGCGTCGGCACATCCCGCGTTCTGTCAGCCAATGCTGGTCTTCAATCGTTACGCTGCGCCAACCCTTTGTCGGTGTGCAGAAGCGTCCATGCGGATCAAACTTTGAGGCAGGGTTTCCGATGACCAACATCTTGAACTCGCGGCAACCCTTAGAAAGGTTCGTACACGCTTCAAAAGCCGCTTCGGGCGTATCCGTAGCTTCGTCGATAATAACCATCACACGCTCGGCGTGGATGCCCTGAATGTTGGCCACAGCCTTCGATGTGTTTCCCTCGGCGACGGCAATAGCGGAAATCGAGTGTCGGTCGTCGCCTTTGATGGCTTGAAGACTCATCTTCGAATCGACCATGTTTCCGGGGAATCCGCGTGATTTCCGAACAAGATCCTGAAGATTGGCCCACATACGCTTTCGGATCATCTTTGCCGTTGTAGACGTGAGAACAACGGCTGTCTTGGAAGGGTTGGCCAGCCACCAAACAGTCGCAAAGAGCGTCGCGCCGAAAGTCTTTCCGCTCGCGCCGCAACCGGCCCATCCGACGTAGTCGTGGTCGCAAAGACCTTCGACCTGTGCTTCGAGCCACGGGTTCCAGCTCATCTTCGGCCATAACATTTTCGTGGCGTTACGAAAATGATCGAAAGTACCCAGTCCGCCCTCATTCGGTTGGAGCCGATTTCGGAATGCGTAGAGTTCCAGTTCTAGGTCTGGAATCTTGACGGGCGAACGAATCCCGTACTTGTGGTCGATCAATGGATGCTCTGACACTTGCTCTGGCATAGTTTGGCCTTGCATTAGTTCTCGCTGGACTTGACGGTCTGGCAAAGGAAAAATATGCCGTCGCAACTTGTTTCTTCAACCGGCTGCTGCCAGCCTTGCGATACCGTTCCGGTTGTCGTGAATGTCCCCGGACCACAAGGTTCTGCGGGTACTAACGGAACGAACGGCGCGAACGGCTTAAACGCGTTCACTTACACGACGGCGGCAGCTTTGGTTCCTCCACTTGGCGGATACGTTGTTGTTCAGGTTCAGGACAGCTCATTCCTTCCAGAGTCGATTGCGGGACAATTTTTCGTTTCTGTTCAAGGGTGCGGCTACATGCAGGTCGTAGACGTTGTTGGGTTGAGCGTAACTCTTGGAAATCCGGCTGCTGGCGTCTTGAGCATTCCGAATGCTATTCCGACCACTCCAATTTCAATCGGCGCGCTCATCACGCTTGCTGGAGCGATTGGTCCTCAAGGTCCGGCTGGAGCGTCTGGCGGAGCATCCTCCGCAGCGACGTACATTGTTCGAACTCCCGACGCATCGGTTCCGAGTGCGACAGCTCTTAATTCGTTTTCATCTGGTTATCTCAAGACTCAAGGGTCGAGCGGATCTGGATTTCTATCGACCGTCGCAACGGTTCCAGTGGGCGACATCAGCGGCGTGTTGCCGGTTGCAAACGGCGGAACGAACGTCGCAACCGTGCCTACCAATGGCCAACTGCTCATTGGCAATGGTTCTGGATACACGCTGGCAAGTCTGACCGCAGGATCGAACATCACGATTACGCCGGGTGCTGGCACGATTAGCATCGCATCGACAGCCAGCGGAGCAGCGTTCAACTACGTCACGTTTACGCGGAGGCTGACCGGCAACAACCTGATTGCAGCGGCAACAACTAAAAACCCATTCAGCCTTGGTGATTTTCCTTCTGGATCTTGGGCAGGAATAGATACCGCGTCTGGATTTACTGCTGCGACTGGTCGATTTACCGCTCCATTCACTGGGTACTACAAGATTGATGCAGTGTTCAACTTGCTTGGAAACACTGGTACTGCAAGCGTAATTGTATTTTTGCGTAAAAATGGTTCAAACATTTTTCAGACTCAAGAGTTTAACGCTACAGCCGCTTCTCCTCAAAGTTTGATTCCAGTTTCACTTTCTTATATAGATCAAGCTACTGTAATTACTGATTACTACGACATTTTGATTCAAACTACTGGGTTTGGAGTAAATGTCGTAACTGGCTCCTCATTCTCCATCCAACGGATTCAGGCTTAAGCCATGAGCGAACGCGCACCACGGCGATACACGGATGGGTCTGTCACCTTTGAGGGTGGCATTGACGCTGGTGTGATGCCGTCTGAGGTGGATAAGAATCAGGTCGCCTTTGCGGTCAACGCCAGCTTTCGGCAGGGATTCATCTCTCCTCGACCCGGTTTCATCCAGAAAGATTACGACGTATGCTTGTCGATTACGGCAGACAGCACGCTCGTTACTGCGGATCAAACTAATGTCACGGCTGACGGTTTCTCCGAGGAGTGCTACGGTTCGAGCAATTTAACCGGCGTCTTCCAGTGTGCGCTCCCGTACATCGGCGATAACGGAGCGACGTTTATCCTGATGTTGATCAGCGGAAACGTCTGGCTGTACGACGTTGATCAAAACAGCGTTCAGAATCTTTCCGCATTAGTTAGTCTTCAGAATCCATCGAACATACTCGATGGCTGGATGGTTCAGGCGGAGAACTTTGTCGTCATTCAAGATGGCCAAAGCACACCGCTGATCTTCAACGGATCAAGCCTGCGCCGCGCAACCACCGACGAAATCAAGTGCGGAAGAGTAATGGCCTACGTCAACGGACGTATCTGGTACGCGCTTCCGAATGGATTCTCATTTAGAGCAACCGACATCGTTTATGGGGACGGAACGCGAGCGAGTGTACTCAAAGAAACCGAGAACACCTTCCTTAATGAGGGCGGAGACTTTGCGGTTCCGTCGGATTCAGGCGGCATCACAGCAATGGCCGTCCCCGGCGATCCAGATACGTCGCTTGGGCAAGGTCCGCTCCTAGTCTTTACTCCTCGATACGTCTTCTCGGTTCAAGCTCCTGTTGATCGTGATACATGGAAGAACTTGAGCTACCCGATTCAAGCCATCAGCTTGCTAACTAGCGGTGCGCTTGGCGCTAGGTCGGCCATTACTGTCAACGGGGACGTGTTCTACCGCGCAGTCGATGGCGTTCGCTCGTTCATCATCGCTCGTCGCTCGTTTACTGATCCGGGGAATACGCCCATCAGCAACGAGATTGTGAACATCGCTGATAACGATCAATCAAGCCTGCTATGGTCTGGATCTGCGGTCGTGTTCGACAATCGATTGCTGATGACCGGACAGCCTCGGTACAATGCCCAAGGCGTTATCCACAAGGCGCTGATGGTTTTGGATTTCAACCTGATTACGTCGCTGCGGAAAAAGTTTCCTCCCGCGTGGGCTGGAATCTGGACTGGGCTTGACGTGTTGCAGGTCTTGAAGACGGAGGGTGTTTACGGAGACAGATGCTTTTCGATTGCTCGCGGTGAAAACGGGACGATTCAAATTTGGGAAATCAGCAAGGGTGCCAAGTTCGATAACAACATTGCTGATGGAAAGAAGGAGATTCAGTGGCTGGTTCATACTCGCGCCTACAACTTCGAGATTCCGTTTGGATTGAAGCGGCTTGATTCGGGCGACATCTTTATTGATTCGTTGGACGGAGATGCTTCTTTCAATGTCGAGTATCGACCTGACCAGTACCCCGGATGGATTGAGTGGGCAGATTGGGCCGAATGCGCGACAACTTTGCAGTGCCAACCCGCTTGTCCGCTGGTCAATTTCCAGCCGCAGTACAGGCCGAAGATGCGCTTGCCGACTCCTTCGGATATCCCGTGCAATTCGAGCATCAGCACCCCGACTCGAAACATGTACGAGGTTCAAATGAGCCTGACAATTACGGGATATTGCCGCATCAAGAGCATCCGAGTTCACGCTTACGACGTTCAAGAACCTGCGGTGGGCGAGTGCCTTGTTTTCGAAGGATGCAAGACTCTTGATGCTTGCGACGTAAACCCGTTTACCTACACATCGGAATAGTATGCCAAACCTAACCCTAATCACGCTTACACCTCCAAGTCTTCCGGTGAGTTATTGTCCGTTGAACTACCAGAACTTGGCCAACGATATCATCGGAGGCACGCAAGCCGTTTTCAACAGCACGATTGGAAACTCGTTCTTCAATTTTGGACCGACGTTTCCATCGATCAACAATCGGATTTATCCGTGGCTTGATGAAACTGGGCGGTGGTGGATTTACGCTCAAGGAGTCTGGCTCTATGAAAATCCTGTCGCACCGAATGGTTATGATCGTCGCATCTTTGTTGGAACGACCACGGATCTTCTTTCGTACGACGGCGGCGATGGAACTTCCGGCACTCCGACTAATTACACCGGAGCGATGTGGATGGTTGATACCTCGTTTGACGCTCGATTCCCGGTCGGTGTTGGTGCTTTTGCGTCGAGTGGTTCGGTTGCTGTCAATGGAACCGCAACTGCCACATCAATTGTCGGCGAGGACAAGCACACGTTAACGGTTCCTGAGACTCCGTTCAACGAACACACGCATGGTGTTGCTCAGTTGATTGCTCCGGCAAACGACGATTATTACCTCGTCAACAAGTCGTGGAGCGGACTCGGTTCGTACCCCACACAGATCCTTCAAGGTGCTGCTGGAAGCGGTGGCGGAGGAGCTGGACCAAGTATTACTACTGGCGACATTGGAACCACTAGCGCCGACAAGACTGGCAACGATACCCAGAACGCTGTCGGCCACAACAATCTGCCTCCGTTCTACGGTGTTTACTTCATCAAGCGAACGAACCGAATCTATTACACCAAATGAAGCTAATCGTTCAGGACATTCGCTCGACAATCGCCCGTGTAATCGGCGTCTGCGTCGATGACCCTCGCGTTTACGACTACATCAATCAGGCGTGCCGACGGCTTCTGCACAAGGGGTTGTGGGCAGGCGCGTACGGACGCTTCACTATTCACACGGTTGGAGGGTGCATCACTTGGCCGCGTCATATCGAAACCATCGAGTCGGTAGCCGATTGCTGCGGCGTAGGAACGGTTCGCAATCAATGGTTCGAGTTTCAGGAAAGCGGATACGGACTGCTCGGAGAGAACAATGGCGCGTGCGTCGGCAAGCAGCTTGTGGATCGTGGCACTGTGGTTTCTTACCGCGACATGTCCGGCGGGACGAACAGCTTCATCCGAGTCTATCCCGGTGACGCTTCAGATGTTGGCAAGACCATCACCCTGCAAGGTGTCGATCAGAACGGGCAATGGATTCGCACACTGTCTGGCGGCGTATGGATCGACGGCGAGAAGCTGACGCTCGCTCTTCCGTACGTTCAATCGACCAAGAAGTTCATATCGCTGACCGGCGTCATTCGTCAGGCAACCAACACGTCGAGCCGGTTGTACGAGTACAATGCGACGACCTTGCTGGAGCTTGATCTGGCAGTTTACGACCCTGATGAAACTTTGCCGCAGTATCGCCGCAGTTACCTGACGGATCGTTGTAACAACGA